CTTTTAAGACCGATAACGTGTTCGACGAGACTTCAATCGTAGTCGTGTCGGCAACGTTTGTGTTAAGCATCGTGCCTTCAACCGAGGTAGCCTTGATGGTAATTGCACCATCAGATCCGATGGAGGCATCACCTGCGTCTGATGCTTTATTAAATACGTAAGTGGCAATCTGGGAGGCATTAATACGTCCTTCAGTACCTGCGTCGGAAAGTGCTAACTTATCGGTATCGGCAATCGTAATACCGGTTAGATCTGATCCGAAGTTATCAATGTCAAGGGCGGTGGCGGTGATGCTGGTTAGGCCGGAGCCGTCTCCAAAGAAAGATCCGCTAAATGCCGATGCTGATACGTGTAGATCGACTTCTAAGTTGCTTAGTGCCGCGGCGGATCCCGACACTATCACCTTTTTCCAAGATGCCATAGTATGATGTATTTAGGTTAGTGTGCTACTGATATAAATATTACAAGCCGAAGTAAAACTCGTTACTACTCGAATAGAATAAGCTTCCGGTTACCGGAGTAGGTGGATTTTCAAATCGTTTCAAAACTAATACTCCCTCTTCGTTAACCTTTACTCTAGTATCTCCTTGACGTCTAACCTCAAAAGTATCGGCACTTCCATCCAAATCAACTACTAATGATCCTGTTATTCCAATATTATTTGTAGTGTTAAAAAAGGATCCAGTTTTAGAAAAAATTCCACTAGCTTCAATACTTTCTAAAATATTAACATCGTTTAGAAAAAAAGAACCAGTAATATTCAAGGAACCAGTAAGGTTACCGGATCCGCTGAAATGAGGACTGATCTGTTTCCACTGGATTAATGCCATCTTAGGTTAATTTTCCTTCAAGTACAAATTCGTCCGTAGAGTTAATTGCAAACCCTAAGGTTGCGTTAAAGATAATATCCACATCGCTACCGTTTTGTGCAATAGAGTTTATTGCATCGTCTTCAACAAGTACTCCGTTTATATACACATTAAAGTTACCTTTTACTAGAGCGGGAAATCCGACTGGGGGTGTATTGATAGTTCTACCTAAAAATTTAAGGGTACCAGTAGCAGGAGTTACCGTAACGGGGTTTTCGTTACTGTTAAACTTATTATTAAGTGCTACGTAAGCTTTTTCTGCGTTTGTCATTGATGATTCTTGAATTTGTGTTACATTGTAATTGATCGACGAACCATCAAAATATCTCGTCGAACCCGCTGTCTTTAATGTTGGTGCAGATGCCATTATAGTTTACTTATGTCTGTAGTTGTTTCTAGTCCAAAACTTACTGCTCCTTTTGAATAAAACTTCTTAACGTTATTTAAACTGGCCTGAATACTGTCCGAAATGATATGTCCAAGCATCTGAATATCGAATGTTGTTCTTACTACTCTATCTCTACCTTGAACAAGTTCTGTAACGTTTGTGTATTGATCGATCATAGCTCTGAATTGGAACCGTTCCGGGTCACCCCAGTACGCATCCGATGCAAAGTTGATAGATTCTACAATTTTGTTCATCTGTTCTACGTAGTCTGTAAAAATAATACAGGAGTAGGTAAGATTTACATAATCTGGTACTGCTACGGCGTAATACTCATCAATTGGTGCTCGGTTGGTAAGCGTGCTAACCTTGTCGTAAATATTTTGCTTATTATATCTTTTCTTAAATATGCCGAAGTTAAGAGGATTATTAGCATCCATCTTATTCCCAAGCTTTCTATTCTTCTCTACATTTGTTCTCTTGAACATGATGAGAGGAGTCATAATCTTACCGTTCTTATCTCTAAAGTAACCTTTCTCTTGAACGGCAGACCACCTTTCTGGTGATCCGTACATAAGAGGTACATTAACTTTAACACCGTTCTGAATTACGCTAGGACGGATAACATTGTCAAAGTAGTAGACAATAGTTTCATCTATATCTCTCAGCCCTACTGTAAGGAGTTGTACGTTGTCTCCTTTAACCGATCTTTGATTAGCTCTAGCTTTATTATCTACAGATATAGCCGTACCGCGGACAGCTTCACCTGTGTCCGGATTTACGTACGGCTCAATCATATTTTGAAGCCGCTCTTCTTGGGTAGTGGGTACTGGTTTACGGCTTGGCATTATTTATATTTTTGATCAATATGACGATCGATCTTTCTTTTGAGAGAGTTAAATTCTTTTTGAAGAGCTAGAAGCTCGCTATCATCTTTTAATTTTTCTGCAGCCTTATCGAAATCCGAATTAAGCTGCTCTAAACTTTTATAAACGTTATAAATTGGGTTGTACGTAACTTTAGAAGAACTGCGACCAGTTTCCGGATCAATAGTAGTCTGAAGGGTGTAAGCTTTGAAATCTCTAGCTTCTAGTATATCTATAAGTTTCATACTCTCTGTCTTGCTATGCCGACTCTTTCTCCTCTTGTGAGGTGACAGTCGACGATGATTGAAATGCTTGATCCGTAGTTGGAACCGTAGTTTGTCAGATTGTACGCATTATCTCTACCAAGGAACAGTTGATTTTCTCGAACCGTATCTACTTCATAATAATCTTCGTGCCACATTACTATATCTCCGACCTCGGGCACTACGTTGACATCTGATAAGTCTCTTCGTATAAACGCAAACGAGACATCTCTATTTAAATCAGGACCAAAATCGTCTACATCTATAATCTGATCTCCTCGTACAATAAGGCAGTTTAACTTGTTTGGAGTGTAGTAAACTTTCTCTAAAGACTCTCCATACAAGTTAAAATCAGAATCGTCAAGAGAAATTTTATAATACAAAACCTCTTGCTCCACAATATCCTTGAGGAGCTCTCGGTTTATGTTTACTAGCAAGTCAAAATCTCTTGTACTTCCGAATATCATTAGTTCGTAGTGATGGTCTTTTCTCCAATTTCAAATCCTGTTATAACCGGTATCTTTCTAAGTACTCTTGTTTTGAGTGCTTTGAATGCCTCTAAAGGTCCTTTTTTGCTAACTACTTTGACTCTTAGAGTAGCTGTATTCTTAACCTCGTCATGTCCTGCGGTCGATACGATAGTAACTCCGGAGGATGCTCTAATTAATTCGGCAACATCTTGAGTTGTTACCACATCCTTGTACCTCACACGTACCATTCCGGTGTGAGTTTGGAATTTAGCCTCTGTTATGACGTGAATAAGCTTCATTATCCTACATAGATTGTATAAGGTACATCGGAGAGAGTTCTTCTAAGGGAATCACTTTCGTTCGCTTTTCTTTCAAGCTGGGCCTGTCTTGAGGTTTGTTCTAACATCTCTCTGAGGTTTGTTAGAAGTTCAGTTTTTTCTGCTCTAGAGTCAGCTAGAAGATCCTGCTGGTTAAGAGTAGCTTCCGAGCCAGGGACAGGTACTGTCGTATACTTACCTCGAATATAAGCTAGAAGTTCTTTGGCCAATGCTAGAGTGTAGCGGTAGATCCACTGACGTCCAACACTGTTTATATTTGCGTACGTTGGATTAGAATAGGGAACCTCTCCAACGTTAGTGACTAACCCGGTACCCGAGCCGATAGCGGCATTGCTTTTATCTGAAGATTTATAGTACTCAAACAGAAGACTTCCAGAATTGGTAGGGACTGGGAAGATTCTTAATCTATTATTTACAAGTTCGAACGAATATGCAGATCTTCTGATTTGATCATTGAACTCAATAGCCTGTACTTTTAAAGCATCATACGATGCAGGCATCAAGAGGAAGTTAACTCCCGGGCTATATGATCCAAAGTCAAAAGCATCCATCAGAGACTGTATACCGGTTCCAGTTCCTGCATATGGATCAAAGTATCTAAGAATAGCAGGAGGTGCCTGGTAGAATACTCTCCTAACTTCAATACCTCCTGTTATCCCTGCCGATGTAGCCCATGCATCGAGATCGTATGTCTGTATACCTTGTCTTAAATCTAACGATCCGGTATACTTTGTTATATTACCTCCAACTTCGGCCTCTGTGCCGTAATTTTTAGAAATCTGAATGTATCTATCTAGAGTTGGGTTGATGAGCTTTCCGTTCGCACCTGAGCCGGTTTGAGCTCCTTCTAGAGAGAGGTAGTTTTCTCTAATCTTATATTGAAAGACTTCATTTCCATAGGTTGTAACAGCTTCTTCGAAGCAGGCATAAAAAGAACCTGATTGAAGCTCAACATCCATCAAAGGGTACCCTAGTCTCTGGGCGCAAAAAGAAGCTACCTTATCCGAATCTGTCTGAAATGCTGTATCTGAATCGTAGAATCCAAATGGTGTTTGCCCGGCTGCAAACGTAGAACTACCATTCCAAGTTACAATATTGGCCATGCTCTAGAGTTTATTAATAAATAGGGCTGATGCTCAATCCCTAAAAGCCTTATAAACCTCTAGTATGGGTGCGACTATATCATGTCTATGGTTTTGCTCCAGGTGTACGATTCTAAATCCTTTAACATGCTCTTCAATGCGGTATAGGAAAGAAAATCCTGAGGTTCTTTTGTCTTTCAGGTCAATCTGGGCCATGTCACCGCAGATGACCATTTTACTTCCCTTCCCTAATCGACCGATGACGGCTTCCATGTGAGTATCCGTGACGTTTTGGGCTTCATCTACGATAACAAACGCGTCTACAAACGTACGCCCCCTCATGAACGCAAAAGGAACGATTTCAATTCTACCCTCATCTATCTCTTTATCAATCTTAACTTTACTGTAAAGCATGTAGAGGTTGTGATAAATGGGAGCAAGCCAGGGATCCATTTTATCTCTAATGTCTCCAGGTAAAAATCCAATCTCTTCCTTAGCTACCGTAGGACGGGTTATAACAATCCTCTCAACCTCTTTTCTAAAAAGCATATCCAAAGCACACTGGGCGGCTAAGAGAGTCTTACCGCTACCGGCCATACCCTTGATTACGGTTATAGGGTTGGCGAGAATAAGAGACTTGGCCTCTTTTTGCTCCTCATTAAGTTGAACTCTAAAGCTGATAGGATTTTTTGGTTTTCTCTTCTGGGCGAAGACTTCGTCATCGTAATGGTTTGAGGGCATAGAAACTGATTGGCGTGTTTATAAGTGACTTCTATACGTGTATAACCTTTAACCTATTCTAATAACATCTGCTATAATAGAAGGAATTTCCGGTATTGGTCCATGAGCTGCATCTTCCTTAAGAAGTAAATTATTATTTTCACCTGTCCAATATAGCTGAATATAGTCGTTATCGTTTTGGGCAACTCCTACGATATTGATGGTCATTAACTGTGCAGATGGAAGACTAGCATTCTTTCTTGGTTGCAAAGTCATTTGAGTAGCAGAGTTGGGGAAATTACTACCATTATATTTAACCCAAAACCATGCATCATATACTGAGTTTTCAGGGTTAGCAACTTGAGCTACAAAATTGAATTGGTAAGTTCCTGCTTTAGCAAACCGTATCGTATTGTTATTTTCGAGAGATATTCCCTGGGAACCCCATACGCTCGTGAAAGTTACAACCTGTTCTGACCCAGAGGCAACAAGGTTCTGAGATGCGCTAGAGAAAAGAGAAATATAGGCAGACTCAACTAAAGAACCTGTATTTGCAGGAGTAATAAAAGTATCAGAAAGATCAATACTAAATGTCGAGCTATCACCTTTCTCAAAAACTAAAGAAGTACCGGAAAGAGATCCGGTTGCCATCAGAGATCCCGTGTCAGATCCTACCAGATACGAGGAAGTTACAGATGTAAGATTGGTAACCTGAGTCTGTATTGAACTTGTAAACGTATTAAAAGAATTGAGAGTCGTAAAAGAACCGGTTAAGAACGGAGTAAGAGAAGAAGCAGATACTGCGGTAGATCTATTATTAGAATTTCCTAACCAGATGTAATTCTCTTGTAAAGATGATTCAAATGAACCTGTAATACCTACTGAGCCTGTTATAATTGTATTCCCCAAGCGGTTTGCAGCTCCTACATGAAAAAAACTACCACTTAAGTAAGAGAAAGAACCAGTTGGTGCAATGAAGGATGCATTGGACTGTACAAGTAACATACCGCCGACTGATACTTCTAGATTACCCTCCCTGTTAGA